CGGCACCTATTCCGCGTGCGGCGACTTACAAGGCTGCGCGCAGGCCTCGCCTGGCGCGCAGCAGATCGTGAACCCGACACTGACTCCACACCTTGCGATCCCGTGGCAGGGAGGTGTGACGTACGTGCCCCTGATCATTCCGCAGCAGCGCATCGTGCCCGTGATCGCGGAGGAACCGCCGGCGCCGCCGACCGCGCAAACCCCGGAGCCGGGGACCAAACTGCTGCTGCTTGCGGGCGTGGCGGGGCTGTGGACGTGGCGAAGGCGAAGTATTCAAGCCAGGGCTGAACAAGAGGAGAGCGGACGCGCTGTATTCAAGTTTAGCCGCCTGCCAGTTGAATGAGCGTTGGCCTGATCTGCAAACCGGGAGATCCGAGGCGGCAGTTTTTGATTGAAAGAAATAGCCGTGGCCTAGGAATTGACTCCAGTTTCGCCTCGATGTTGCCTCTTGCAGTGTGGGTGTTACCTGGAGAAGTTCGCGGTACAAGTTACGACTGTACGTGCTCAGAAACGGTTTACCGCCTGGATTCCCAAAGCGTCACTCGGGTGTCGAAGACGTTTGATCTGCCAATGAAGCCGACAAGTACTCCTCCATACGCTGTCTGCCCCTGCATGGGCCGGTTCATCGAGTAACCTCCGCGCGTGACGCAAACATTTTCCTAGGTATCTGTCGCCTGCTCTGTCATCATGCACGCATGGCCACAAAACCAGCGACCAAGAAAGCAGCACCGAAGAAGACTAGCGCCGCACCCAAGCGCAGCACGCCCGCAGCGAAGAAAAGCGGCGGCAGCGCGGGTGCGAAGAAAAGCGGCGCGAGCTCGCGCGTGCAGACCAACTCTTAAGGCCAGGCGCGGCCGACGAGCAGCACGAACGCCCCGAACACCGCGAGTGCGACGATCAACGCAGCCGCGCACCAGATCGCGACGACGGCGCAGCCCTGCCACAGAGGCACCGGGCGCGGAGGCGCGTCGTATAGGTCGAAGGGGTCGCGCTCGTTCACACGCACACCGCAGGCACAGCCGTCATGGAAGCGATGTTATCGCGACAGGGTAGAAAAGGCGAAAGGTTGCGCGCGCCGGGGATTTTGCAGTAGCTTAGTGCCCAGGCTCCGTTGATGCCGAAAAATTAAAAAGGGGAGCAGACGGTGTTGACCCGACGCCCCCCCCCCGGAAAGGAGTGTTAAGCGCACGCCCTTGCACCCACGACGATACGCGAATCCAAACGATAATGCAACGCGCGACATAAAAAACGCCCTATGGCGAGGGTGTACTTTTGCGTTACGTGTTTTACTTAGTCACGCCAGCTATGCGGTATTTGGATTCTGCGCGTGCTGGCGCAAAATTCCGGTCGCGCTTGTGACCATCTCGCACGAGCTGGCAAGCTCAAACGGAGGCGCCGAGAGGCGTTTCGAACAATATCCATTATGGGAAGTGGGGAGGCCCCCTCCTTGGCGGAGTACATCCTGCAAAGATTAAGGGCCGAAGGCAGCTGGACCGACAAGCAAAGGGACCACAGACGCGACCAACACGCCCGTGGTGTTTTTACTCTACTCTCGCGCCCGACGCGCGTCAACGCCCAAGTCGACTTACTAAGTGATTTTTTTGGCGGAGGCGCCGCGTGATCTGCACCTGCGTGCAGTGCGGGTCGCCGTTCTGGCGCTACAACCGCGCGCATCCGCCGGCCGGCGTCTGCTCGCTGCCGTGTCACGACTCTTGCCTGGCGGGCGAGAAGCCTGCGTCACCGCCGCCCGCGACCCCGGCGACCGCCCTGCTGCACATCTACGCGCACCGGCGCGCGGAGCACGGCGGCGCGCCGATCCTCGTGGAGTTCGAGGACTGTGAAGAATGCGAGCGGCTGGAGGCGAGCTACGCTGACTCGCTGAATTGGCATTACGCGGCGATCACGCGCGACATCCACGAGGCGCACGTCGAGCGCTTCGGCGGCCGCGCGAGGCAGACGCTCATCGAGCTCGATGAGCCGGCGGGAGGCTCCGCGTGAGCGGAGTGGGCCCGCGGCAAGAGCAGGCGGCCCCGCAGCGGCGCGACGTCTTCCCGCTCACCTGGGAAGGCCACGGCGAGCTGAAGTTTGAGCGGCCCGAGGGTTACGCCGGGAACTACTACCTCCCGCGCCGCGCATCGATCGTTCAGAAGATCCTCATCCCGAGCGAGCTGTCGCTCTACGAATGGCTGCTCGACGAAGGCCGCAAGGCCGGGCAGAAGACGCCCGACGGGCAATGGTACATCGTGGCTCCGGGTTCTTATCCGCGCATCGCGGACCGGACCGGTTGGAGCCTGAGCACCGTGCAGCGCGCCATGAGCGAGGGGTTGCCCGACAAAGAATGCATCCAGGCCACCGGCCTGCACCGGGTCACCCACCAGCGGCCGCGCATGCGCTACAAGGTGCGCGTCAACTACGGCGACGTCCTGGCGGCGTGCCGCGAGAAGTTCGCCACCGATAACGGCAACCCGTACCGGACTCCTCCGGGTGAGCGTTCGGTGTGGCGGTTGTACGGCCGCCTGGTGTCGAAAGAAGAGGGCGAAAAGTGGCGGATCGCCGAAGTGTGGGAGCAGTACTGCGCGGAACACGCCCCGGCGATTCCGGCGGCCAATGTTCAAACGTCGCACCCGGCCGTCACGCGGCCGGCGCGTCCGCCCTCGGCCGAGGACAAGGCCGTGGCGAGGCTGCTTTACGATCAGTGGCGCAACGGCGAACGGGGTCACAGCCTCGAAGAGGCGATCGGCGTGTACCTCGACAAGCACCGCGGCCTGGCACAGCGCGGAGCCGCAGCCGAGTTCGCGTCGACCGTGTTCCAGTCCGCGCTCGAATTGCGCCACGCCGAACCGGGCCACCCGCAGGCCGAGAGCTACCTCAAGCTGGGCCGCGAGCGAGTGCCCGAACTCCTCGACGAGGCGCGCGAGTCTTTCGAGAGCCGCGGTCCACCGGGCGGCGAGTGAAACCCCGACATCGCGAACTGTAGCTTGGAAGCTACGCCACCGCCCGAGGTGCGCCCGAACGCGCCTCGGGAGCTTCATTTTTACGGCGCTTTCGCCTTACCTTCGCCACAAATCCCAATTTGGAACGGATAGGGCGATGGACCGGGGCGGTTCAGGCCGCGCCCCCGGCGCTGAAACTACTCATGAAGAATAGTTTGAAACTACTCATCAAGAAAAGACCCTCCTTAAGTTAATAAGTACTTACGTACTTATAAGCGCCGCAGACCCCGCGGCAGAGAAAAGGAAGCGCCTGCGGCGCGGCTCTTTACTACGAAGCCGCGGCAAAACCCGCCGCGCTTCGCCGGTCGCCTCCGGCGACGGAAGCGGGCGATGCACCCCAACCAAAAACCGTCCTGATTAAGTGCGGCAAAGCACGTCTATACCCAACACAGATCGAAATCAAGCGCACGGCCGAGACCGGAAAGTTGCAGTAAAACGCTGCAATTTGACCCTCACGCCCGCGGATGCGCCCGCAGGTAGGTGTCCCGCAAATGCCCGATCGTGACGTGGGTGTAATGCGCCGTCGAAGCCACCGATTGGTGACCCAGCAGTTCCTGGATCGAGCGCAGATCCGCGCCGCGGTCGAGCAGGTGCGTCGCGAACGAATGCCGGAGCGTGTGGGGGTGCAGCGACGAATCGCCGGTGACCAATACCGAGTATTCCTTCACCATGTAGCCTAGGTACCGCCTGCTGAGCCGGGCGCCAGACGCGTTGGTGAATACGGCCGTCTCCTTCGGGCCCGCGGAGCGCTCGGGCAGGTAAGCCATGAGTGCCGCAGTAGCAGATTTTGTCAGCGGCACGATGCGCTCGCGCCTTCCCTTCCCCATCACTCTGAGCGAACGGCTATCGAGATCCATGTCGGCGAGATCCAGCGCGAGCAGCTCGGCGGCGCGCAGACCGGAGCCGTAGAGCACTTCGAAAATCGCCGAATCCCGGCGCGCGGCGCGCTTGCCGAGCGTGGGGATCGCGTCGAGCAGCTCGATCGCGGTCCGGACCGGCAAGTACTGCGGCAGCCGGCGCGCCGTGCGCGGCAAGGGCACGCCGTAGCTCGGGTCGGCGGCGAGAATGCGCTGCTCGACCAGGTACGCGCAGAAGGAGCGCAGCGCGGCCAGATGCCGGCAGATCGTGACGGCGGCCAGGCCGCGGTCGGAAAGCGCGAGGCGCCAGGCGCGGATCGAGACGCGATCGAGTTGTCCGGGAAGATCGGACAGGTCCGACGCGTAAGCGAGCAGGGTCAGCGGCGAATAGTTGCGGAGGCGTAGCTCGGTCAGGAAGCTGGCCAGGTGGTGGCGCAGAGCCGGGGGAGGCATGGGTTTGCCACGATGCCACGGACGCGGAGCGGCTGTAAATAGCCCGCGCGGCCGGGTACGGGGCGGTTACCGCGCGAAAATCGCCAACGTTGGCGACAAAATCGCCAACGCGCCAACATTGATCGCCAACACGCCCGTGTGCCGCGGCGGCATCCGTGCCGGGCTGGACATCCGGGTCATTCGGTGACACACTTGCCGCATGGAACGTCCTCTCACGGCGCGGGAAGCTTTTGAGCTGGCCAGAAAACGGAGCGATCCGCGGCTCCTCGCAGCCATTCAGGAGCGCATCGATTCCGGGAAACTCAGCTTAGACGAAGATCGCAAGCCGGATGTCATCGTCGGCGGGGCATGGCCAACGCCAATAATGGGAGCTCAGCGATTTAATTGTTCCCGATGTAACAAATATGTGGCGCTCACGCCTAGATCCGGCGCCGTGGTCGCCGAGCGCTTCCCGGACCTTCCGATCATCTGTTTAAACTGCCTGGTAGCTCGTGAGTCGGTGGACAAGGATGCCAAACCGTGACACACTTGCCGCATGCCCGAAACCGCACTGCAAATTGACCTCACCGATTGGATTCCGAAAGACGAGGCCGCGCGCTTCCTCGGCGTGAGCATGCGCACCCTGACGCGCGCCATGGCGGCGGGCGAGATCCGGACGGCAGACAGCCAGCCGGCGCCAGGCCACAAGCAGCGCACGCTGTGCCACCCCGAAGACTTGCGCCGGATCGATGCCGAGCGCCGCGGCGCGAAGCCCGTGGTGCGGCGCGGCAACAACGACGCGACCACGGAGCTGGCCACGGAGCAGCGCCGGGCCGCCGCCTGGGAACTCCTCCCGAAGGGCATTGAGGCTGCGACGGACGCGCTCGCGGCGCTGGCGCGGCCGCGGCGCTGGCGCCCGTTCCTCACGCTCGCGGAAGCGGCAGAGTATAGCGGGTTGCCCCAAGCGTTCCTGAAGCGCAGCGAACTGCGCCGGAAGGTTGGCGGCCGCGTGCTGTTCCGCCGTGCCGATCTCGACGACCTGGCCGGGCTCGGACCGTATCCTGGCGCGTGAGGATTAGGGTTTTGTGGGGAAACGTACGATCTTAGTAGTACATGGCACTCCACCAGGTGGCGTTCATTCGGCAGCCGAACGAACAGCCACCCTGCGACAACGACCTTGCCAAGGCGACCCTTGGCGAGGTGATTCACACGGCCAATAACAAGTTATTCGCCGCGAACCCCGAGACCTGGGCGTATTTCTGGGTGCTCCTTGCAGGACATTCCGGTCAGCAAAATCGGCGCAGCGAAGTCTGACGCCGTTGACGCGCCGCTCGCGACGGGCGGAAACTTAAGGCTTATGCCGGAAGACGCCGTTCCGAGGCACTCACCCGCTGCCGCATCGCAGCTCGATGCCGAGCAAGAGGTTTTAGGGCGGCTGGGTCAACTCACCGACTCACAACTCGCCCGCGTCGCGAAACAGACCATCGAGATCCGCGTTTCCCGCGTCAAACGAGCCTTGGCGGGAGCAGCGATGCATCGCCCGCGCGAAGGCCGCATGCTCGATCGGTAGCAACGAGGGCCCCGGCCCGATCCCGTACAAAACCTACAGGGCTGACCGCGCGGCCCGCTCGCGGCGACTTACTCCATGAGTGCCCAAAAAACCAGCCACACCCGCGACGCCGCCCGCCGCGCCCGTCCATCCGCTTGCAGCGCTGGTCGACGAGATCGGCGCCCTTGAAGCGGCCTTAGCGCCGCATAAACCGCAGTACACCCGCCTCGATAAACTCCGCAAAGACTTGCGCGAGCAGTACGCGGCCGCCGACGCCACGATGGCGATCGACATCGAGGGCGCGGAGTACCAGGCGCGGCTCGGACCCTGCGGCATAGAGACGGTCGTCTCGATCCCAAAGCTACTGAAGCTCATCGGCGGCAAGCTGTTCCAGAAGATCGCGACCGTGAGTCTGAAGGCCATTGAGGAGCACTGCCTGGCCGGCACGAAGGGCGCCGTGACGAGTCTGGAGCAGATCGGCCCGCGCGGACTGAAAGTCTGGAAAAAGGCCGCGTGAATATAGCTCGCACTATTCTGCTCGCGGCGCTCGCGCTGCCGCTCGCCGCGGAGCTGCCGCCAGTACCGGGCGCCTGGGAGACCCGGGACCTCGCGATCGTGTGCGGCACTACGACGAACACCCGCCGCAAGGTCTCCCCCGCGCTCAAGGATGCGATCTACGAGCGCGACGGGAAAACGAAGGACGCGCCCGGGACGAAGGTGAAGGTCTGCTGCGAAATCGATCACATTATCCCGATCGAGCTCGGCGGCGCCAACAGCAAGAGCAACCTGTGGGCGCAGCAATGGGTCGACGCGCGCAAAAAAGACGTTCTCGAGAACCGTCTGCATGAACTGGTCTGCGAGCGCACGCTCGACCTGGGGAAGGCGCAGCGCGAGATCGCGACCGATTGGGAGGACGCGTACTACCGCTACGTTCTATGCGCAGCCAAGTGACGCGCGCCCTCCTGCTCGCCGCGATCGCGCTGCCGCTCGCCGCGCAGACGAAGCCGGCCGTGATCCTGATCCCGCCGCCCGCGCCGGCCGAGATCGACTTCACTCTGCCCTCGGTGTTCGATAAGGCCGAGATCGGTATCCTGGTAGCTGACAAATCGGGCGTGCACGTCGCCCGCGCCGACACAGGTGTCGGCACGCTGCGCGATTCCGCCGGCGTCTGGCACGTGTTCGCCGTTCCGCCGGCGCCGGCGTCGAACGAGGTTTTTTCGAGCTACCCGCCGCCCGTGCGGAACTGTAAACCCGTGAAGCTGGCCGACGGGCGCTACCGGCTGCCCGTGCTCGCGACCGCGCTCGACGGCACGCGGAGCCTGAGCCCGATAGCGACGGCGAACTCGGTGCCGCCGTACGGACCGAGTATCACGGTGTACGCGGAAGGCAAGCGCCTCTCGCCCACGCACTGGAGCTACGACCCCGCAGACCCCACCCTGATCATTCCCGCGCCAGGAGAGCCGCAATGGATCGACGTCCTGGCCGACTTTACCTACTAAGCCCGCGCGAGCAGGCCAAGCAGGAGGCCTTTGATCGCGAGCCAGGCGCGCCGTACCTGTACCTGGCGCGAGACGCGTGCGCGCACTGCGCCGGCACGGGCCGCGAAGCGCGCCAGGTCTGCGCCTGCGTGTACCGCGCAATCTTCCAGCAGTGCATGAGGTGCTATCAGCAGTGGGGCGAAATCCTCGAAGAGGGCGGGTGTGTGCGGCCGCGCTTTGACCCCTCGAGCTTCCGATACACCTTCCCGACCGTCGAGTACCGCGTCGACGTGGACCTCACGGCGCGGCGAATTCTGGATGATGGGCATTTCGACGTGTTCCGTCTGCACGAGCGCGATGGCCTCGATTGGCAGCCCGTCTGCGCCAAACTGCGCATCGACCGCGGCGAAATGTTCCACCGGGTATACCGGCTGCGCGCCGCGCTGGGCCGCGAAATGGCGCGGCGAGAGATCTGCCTGTTCCCGATCGGCGACTATTTCGGACGATCGCTCGATCGAACAGTGGTGGGCCAATTTACGCAGGTCCGATCGGCATGGCAGAAGGCGGCGTGAGAGACGCGGATCCCGCGCTGTGGATTTACCCGGCGCACGACACGCTCGCCCGAAAAGTCGAGTTCAACGCCGAGCGCCGCGCGGCCATTTGGGCGCTGCCCGACCGGACAGATCTCGAGTGGCTATTGAGCCTCACCGACCAGCGTCTCGGCATCCTGCGCCGCGCGCTAGTGCACGAGCGGCTGGACAAAACGGCGCGGAGCGTCGACTGATCTATGACGGCACATGTGACCGATGGGGCGGAAGTCTGCCCTGAATGGTATGCATTGCGCCTGCGATCGAATCGCGAGCGCGCCGTACGGGATGCGCTGCGGGCGCAGAGCATAGAAGAGTTTCTGCCCACCTACACCGAGGCAACCCGATGGAGCGACCGCCAAAAAGTGTTGGAGCGGCCGCTGTTTCCCGGGTACATTTTCGCGAGGTTCCCGCGGAGCGACGCGCTGCGCATTGTTCGCATCGCCGGCGTCGTGCGCCTGCTGCCCTCGAGTTTGCAGCCGGGCGCGATCGACGCGGCGCAAATTGAATCCGTCAGGCGCGTTTGTGAATCGCGGCTGCCGCTGCTGCCGTGCCCGTATGTGGCAGGCGACACGGTGACCGTGGACTCGGGCGCGCTGGCGGGGCTGACTGGAGTGATCCAGCGCACCAGGGGAACGGCGCGCATCGTGGTGCGCGTCGAGATCCTGCATCGGGCCGTGAGCGTCGAGATCGACGCGGGCAACGCAAGTGTGTCACACGCTGACATGGATGCCGGGATGGCGAGAAAAGGGACCAAGTGATCCCGCTGGCCCATGAGCAACGTAAAGAAGAAACGCACGGCTGACATGCAGAGACTGAAGCGACTCGCGGCGCGGATCCGGAACGAGGAGCACCTCGACTTCATGCTCGCGGGCGTCGACGCGCACCTGGCTGGCGCCATCCGGATCCACATGCGGCCGCACCTGAAGTTCGCGCTGCGCCAAAAGTGAACGCCAAGAGTCAAGCCCGCGCATTCCTGGCGGCGTACCGCGTCACCGCATCGATCACCAAGGCCGCCAAGGCCGCGAAGATCGAGCGGCAGATGCACTACCGCTGGCTCGCGCACTCACCCGGCTACGCGGCCGCGTTCGAGCAGGCGAAGGACCGCGCGGCGCAGTCCCTCGAGGACGAGGCCGTGCGGCGGGCGCATCAGGGCGTGCTCGAACCCAAGTTCTGGCAGGGCGAAATGTGCGGGCACGTGCGCGTGTATAGCGACACGCTGTTGATGTTTCTGTTGAAAGGCATGCGGCCCGACAAGTACCGCGAGACCTGGAAGGGCGAAATCAGCGGGCCCGGCGGCGGCCCGATCTCGCTCGAAGGCGAGAAGCTCAGCAGGCTGTCGGACGAGGAGCTGGCCGCAGTGATCGCGATCGCGCGCAAGCTCGAAGGCGACGCGATCAAATCTTAAGGAGGCAGTCGAGCCGGTTTTGCCATGCTCTGTTCACCACATCGTAAGCGGCGATATGCCTGACCAGCGGGAGTCCTTCCAACGGCCTATTCAGGACGTACACGACGCAGGCTTTAGGCAATTCCATAGGGAGGAACACGGCACCTTTGCCGCTTTTTGCTAATTCGCGATCCACCAGGTCTCGAATCCGTAGGTACTTCTCGTGAAAGGCGGAAGCGTTAAGCGAGTCTTTTTCTTCCCAGGAGACCCCGAATTGCATTACGCGCGGAGGGCGCACGCTCGCGGGAATCGAGACAACCCGCTTCCCCGGTACCCAGAGCAACGAGTCGGGATCGACGACGGCGGACGCGGCGAACAGGCCAAGGAAGCCGCGCCGGGAGAGTGACGGCATGCCTATATGATGCACACCCTGATGCCGCTGCACGAAATGGAAGCGGAGCAGGCGCGGCGGTCGCGGAACAAGTTCGCGAAGATGTTCCCGGACGCGGGACCCTATAGCCGCGAGAAATATGCGCCGCACACGGCGTTCCTGGCGGCGGGCGCGACGTACCCCGAGCGCTGTTTCATGGCGGCGAACCGGTCCGGCAAAACTGAAACCGGTGCGTATGAGATGACGTGCCACCTCACCGGGAATTATCCCGAGTGGTGGACCGGCAAGCGCTTCGCGAAGCCCGTGGACGCATGGGCGGGCGGCGTCAACAACCTGACCACGCGCGACGTGATCCAGGAGAAGCTGTTGGGCAAACCCGGCGAGTTCGGCACGGGCATGATCCCCGGCGACTCGATTATTCACGTCGCCAACAAGCAGGGACTGCCGAACGCGGTGGACACGATCTATGTGCGCCACCGGAGCGGCGGACGGTCGCAGTTGGGGCTCAAGAGTTACGAACAAGGCCGCGAATCGTGGCAGGGCACGGCGAAGCATGTGATCTGGCTCGATGAGGAGCCGGAGCTCGCGGTGTACATCGAGGCGCTGCTGAGGACCGCCACGACCGGCGGCATCCTGATGCTGACATTCACCCCGCTGCTCGGGATGTCGGACGTCGTGAAAAGCTTCCTAGAAGCGGATGAAGCGGCGCGGGCGGTCAAGTACATCGTCTCCGCGACGTGGGAAGACGCGCCGCATCTTTCGGCGCAGGCGAGAGCGGCGCTGATCGCGTCGATTCCGCCCTACCAGCGGGACGCGCGCACGAAGGGCATTCCGCAGTTGGGCGTGGGCGCGATTTATCCGCTGGCGTTGAGCGAGGTGACCGTGCCGCGGTTCGATATCCCGGCGCACTGGCGCCGCATGTTCGGCATGGATGTTGGCTGGAAGGCGACGGCGGCCGTTTGGATCGCAGACGACCTCGACACGGGCACTTCGTACCTCTATCACGAATACAAGCGCGGCCAGGCCGAGCCTGTTGTGCACGCGGCGGCGATCAAGGCGCCGGGCGCGTGGATCGCGGGCGTAATCGATCCGGCGTGCATGGGAAGCGGCCAGATCGACGGGCGCAACTTGATGGAAATGTACCGCGAGCTGGGCCTCGAGCTCGAGCCCGCGGCGAACGCAGTTGAGTCGGGCATCTACGCCGTGTGGGGAGCGCTGTCGACCGGGCGGCTGAAGATTTTTGACACGTGCACGCAGACGTTGAGCGAGTTCGCGAAGTATCACAGGGACGAGAAGGGCCGCATCGTGAAGGCCGACGATCACCTCCTCGATTCCCTGCGTTACGCCGTCGCGAGCGGTACCGGGCAGATGAAGACTGCGCCCGTGAAGCGCGAAAAGGCCCACGTGTACAGCGTCATTGGGTCGCCATCGACGAGCTGGATGGGCTGAACCAAGGAAAATAGTTGAAACCACCGAAACCCAATAGCGCCGGCACCAACACCGAAGAGTTCCTCGCGCTCGCCCGCGATCGCTTCCGCCAGGCCGCGGAAGCCGAAACCGAGCTACGCGCGGAGTCGCTCGAGGATCTGAAATTCCGCGCGGGCGAGCAGTGGCCGAAATCGATCAGCGACGCGCGTGATCTCGACAAGCGGCCGTGTTTGACCATCAACCGGCTGCCGCAGTTCCTAAAGCAAGTCACGAACGAGCAGCGCCAGAACCGCCCGAGCGTGCAGGTGAACCCGGTAGGCGACGGCGCGGACGTCGAGACCGCCGAGGTGCTGCAGGGCGTCATCCGGCACATCGAATTGAACAGCAGCGCCGACGCGGCCTATGACACCGCGTTCGAAGCCGCCGCGACGATGGGCTTCGGGTATTTCCGCATCGTGACGGAGTTCCAGGACGAGAAAAGCTTCGACCAGGAGATCCTGATCAAGCGCGTAAAGAACCCGTTCACCGTGTACTTCGACCCGGCATGCCAGGAGCCGGACTACAGCGACGCGCGCTACTGCTTCATCGTCGAGGACTTGACGCACGACGAGTTCCGCGAGCAGTACCCGGATTCGGAGCTCGCCGGGCTGCAGGACTTCACCAGCGTCGGCGACGGCACGCCCGGCTGGATTACCCAATCGAGCGTGCGCATCGCGGAATACTTCCACATCGAACGCGAAGAGAAGACGCTCGCGCTGTTGCAGGACGGATCGATTCATTTCACGGATGAGGTGCCCGAGGGCACGGTAATCGTCAAGACCCGCAAGACCCACGTGCCGAGCGTGAAGTGGTCGAAGATCAACGCCTGCGAAATAATCGCGGAAACGGAGTGGGCGGGAAAGTGGATTCCCGTCGTGCCGGTGCTGGGCGACGAGATCGACGTCGACGGCGCGAAGCAGCTCGTAGGAATGGTGCGCTATGCCCGCGACCCGCAGCGCATGTACAACTACTGGGCTTCGGCCGAAACGGAGATGATCGCGCTCGCGCCGCGCGCCCCCTTCATCGGGGCCGAGGGGCAATTTGAGAATCACGAGGCCGCGTGGAAGCAGGCCAACACGCGGAACCTGGCGTACCTCGAATACAACCCGAAATCTATCGGCGGGCAGGTGTTGGGCGCGCCGCAGCGCAACGTGTACGAGCCGCCGGTGCAGGCGATCACCCACGCTCGCATGCAGGCCGCCGACGATCTCAAGAGCACCACCGGGATTTATGACGCGTCGCTCGGGGCGAACGGGAACGAGAAATCCGGCAAGGCAATTCTGGCGCGGCAGAAAGAGGGCGACAACGCGAACTTTCACTTCACCGACAACCTGACGCGCTCGATCAAGCACTGCGGCCGCATCCTGATCGACCTGATCCCGCACATTTACGACGCGCCGCGCGTGATCCGCATCATCGGCGAGGACCAGCAGCCGAAGACGGTGCAGGTGAACCAGCACTTCGTCGACGAGCAGGACGGCGTGCAGAAAATCTTCGATCTCACCAGCGGCAAGTACGACGTCACCGTGAGCGCCGGGCCGAGCTACCAGTCGAAGCGCACCGAAGCCGTGGAATCCATGATGGAGCTGACCAAGGCGTATCCGCCCCTCGTCCAGATCGCGGGCGACCTGCTCGTGAAAAACATGGATTGGCCGGGCGCGCAGGAAATCGCGGACCGGCTGCACAGGATGCTTCCGCCGCAGTTGCAGGACCAGCAGCAAAACGGCGCGCAGCAGGCCCAGCAGCAGATGCAGCAGGCGCAGCAGCAGCTCCAGATGCTGGGACAGCAGCACGGGCAGCTCGTCCAGACCGTCCACACGCTGCAAAACGAGATCGACGCGAAGACCGTCGAGACGCAAAGCCGCGAGCGCATCGTGGCCATGCAGGAAGAGACAAAGCGCACGATCGCGCTCGCCACGCTCGATCAGCGCGAAGGGCTGGCACTGCTCGAGCAGGAGATCGCGACCATCCGGCATCGCCTCGATCTGACGGCGGGCGCCATGACGGCGGCGGCGGGCCAACAGCACGATCTCAACCAGCAGGCGCTCGACCAGCAGCACCAGGCCGGCATGCAGGATGCCGCGCAACAGCACGCAGCGGAGCAGGCCGAGCAGGCCGCCGAACAGGCGCAACTCCCGAAGGCAGCTTAAAACTTATGAAAATTGCACTCTTGATTCTGGCCGCCCTCGTGGCCGCGCTACAAGCGACGGCGCAGACCGCGCCTGCCTCGACCACGTTTTCGCAGGCGGTTGGGCTCTCCGACCTCACGGTGTACGTCGCGAGCGCGACGGGCATCTCCGCGGGCACGCTGTTGTTTTCCGACCGCGAAGCTATGCGCGTAAGTTCCGTGGCCGCGAAAGCGATCAACGTGCAGCGCGGCTATGCCGGCACGCGGCCCACGGCGCACAATTCGGGCGTCACGGTGTATACGGGCACTCCCGATCAGTTCTTGCAGGCCGATCCCGCGGGCGCCTGTACGGCGCCATCGGGCAACGTGTACGTGACGATGACCGGCGGCATCTCAAAGTGCATAGGAGGCCAGTGGACCGCGGTGAATCTGAACGTGCCGGGCTCCGGCTATGTTTCCCCGTTTCCAACCGGCTACCCGCTCGCGTCGGCCGCCAGTGTGGCGAACCAGACGCGATATTTTCAATTCGTGATTTCATCGCCGACGGTGGTAGCGTCGGCGTCGATCCAGATCACCACAGCCGTAGCGGCATCCAAGTTCCGCATCGGGATTTATAACGCGCCCTGCACCGGCGCCGCGACACTGCTCGCACAATCCGCTGTCGGATCGGCGGCGGCCGCCGCCGTTGTCAACGTGGCGCTCGCCGTCACTCTGAGCCCTGGAGTGTACTGGCTTGGGCTGACCAGCGACTCGGACGGCGTGGTCTGGTACGACAACTACGGCCCGACCGGCCTAGTGCTGCAGGGATCGACATTTCTCGCGACCGGCAACGTGTCGACCGGCACCGGCGCGGCGCTCGCCTTGCCCACCAGTTGCGGCGCACTCACCACCGGCGCGTACTATTTTCCCGGCATCGCATTTCTGCCGTAAACGACCTTTTCGAAAACGGCCCATCGGTGGGCTTCGTACGCCGAGTAAATCCATAAGGAACAACTTATGAGCCAAGACGTATTGCTCGTGTCCTCGACGGACACGCCCGAGGCCGTGTTATCGGCGCTGGGCGAGCCCGCGAAAGACGCGGTGAAGGAAACTTCCGCGGCGCCGGAAACGGCGGCTGAAACCGAAGGCGACCCGGAATCGCCCGATAGGGAGCAGGACCCCGAGAAGCCCAAAAGCAAGGGCGGATTCCAGAAGCGCATCGACAAACTCGTCGCGCAAAAGGCGGAGCTCGAGAGGCAACTGGCGGAGGCTGGCAAGATCAGCTCTACCGCTGCGAAGCCCATCGAGACGAAGCCTGTTGAAGCGGCGCCCGCTGATGGAAAACCCAAGGCCGAAAATTTCGATACCTACGAGGCGTACGTTGAAGCCTTAAGCGACTGGAAGTTCGATCAAAAAGAGCAGGCCAGAAGCAAGGCCGAGACGGAGCGCCGGCAGGCCGAGGCGCAAAAGACCGCGCAGGACGCATGGCAGGAGCGGCTCAAAGAGGCGCGTTCCCGCTATGAAGATTTCGACGAGGTACTGGCGGGATCGGACGATGTGCCGGTTTCGCAGGCCATGAACCAAGCCATTTTCGAAAGTGAATATGGCGCGGACGTGGTCTATTACCTCGCCGGGAATCCCACGGAGGCCGCGCGCATCGCGCAGCTCTCGCCGTCCGCCGCCGCGCGCGCGATCGGAAAAATCGAAGCCGGGCTCGAGAAGGCAGCCCCCAAAGAGAAACCCAAAACGAGCCGTGCGCCAGAACCCATACAGCCCGTCGGACGGAAGGCAACCACCTCCACCAAGCCGCTAGACCAGATGGATTTTCAGGATTACGTGAAAGCTCGCGAAGCGCAGATTAAGCGCGCTTCCTAACCCCGCCGGGACCGTCGTGAGACTGGACTCGGTACTCAACTACCGCCGGGAGGCGGCAGCATACGGCAAACACTCTATTAACCATCAGCATGATTACGCGCGAAGCGCTGCGCGTGCTCGTGAACAACCTCGCTTTCACCAGCGGGGTGAACCGCGACTACGACTCGAAGTTCGGCGTCGAAGGCGCGAAGATCGGCACCACAGTCAACGTGCGCAAACCGCCGCGCTACGTCGGACGGACAGGCCAGGCAATCTCGATTGAAGACGCGACCGAAACGCAGGTACCCGTCACGCTGACCACTCAGCGCGGCGTGGATATCACCTTCACCTCGCAAGACCTCGCGCTCAGCATTGACGATTTCAGCAAGCGCTTCATCAAGCCCGCCGTGGCCAACATTGCCAACGGCGTGGACGCCGACGGCCTGGCGCTGTACAACACCGTATTCAACGCGGTCGGCACGCCCGGCACTACGCCGAACGCTGCGCTGACCTATTTGCTCGCGGGCGCGAAGCTCGACGACAATGCTACTCCGGTCGACGATGAGCGCTCGCTCGTGATGACGCCCACCATGCAGGCGACGATCGTCGATGCACTGAAGGGGCTGTTCCAGAGCTCGCAGGACATCGCGAAGCAGTACCGTCGCGGGCGCATGGGCACCGGCCTCGGCTTCGACTTTTCGATGGATCAGAACTGCAAGACGCACACGGTGGGGCCGCTGGGCGGAACCCCGCTGGTGAACGGCGCCGCGCAGACCGGCGCGACTCTTGCGACGAAGGGCTGGACCGCCAGCGCGGCCTCGCGGCTCAAAAAGGGCGACGTGTTCACCGTCGCCGGCGTGTACGCCGTCAACCCGCAATCGAAGCAGCAGTTGACCTCGCTGCAGCAGTTCGTGGCCACCGCCGATTTCTCGAGCGATGGCTCAGGGAACGGCTCGGTCGCGATCTCGCCATCGATCACGGTTACGACCGGGTTCCAGACGGTTTCGGCGACGGCGGCCGATGGCGCGGCGATCACCGTGCTCGGCGCGGCTTCGACTGTGACGCCTCAGGCTCTCGCCTACCATCGCGACGCATTCACGCTCGCCTGCGCGGATCTTCCGCTGCCGGGCGGAGTGGATATGGCCGCGCGCATCAGCGACAAACAGACGGGGCTCTCGATCCGTATGGTTCGGGCCTATGACATCACGACCGATAAGTGGCCGTGCCGCCTCGACATCCTGTACGGATGGGCGAGCATCTACCCCGAGCTGGCCTGCCGCATCGCCGGTTGATCTCTCGCGCACGTCCTGGGGCGGCAACGCCCCCAGGACGGCCGAGATCAATCCAAATGATAAAAAGCCATCCCATTTTGTATGGCGCGCTGGCGCTGTGCATTTGGCCTATTCGCGTGAACGCCCAAACGCACGTGAATCTGCGGAGCCAGGGCCAAAACGTCGATTTTTCCCAGGCCGTTTCCACGAGGCCGTCGAAAACGGGAACCGCGCTGCCGGCTCATTGCGCCGTGGGGGAGTTTTACTTCAAGACCGATGCCGCCGTGGGCCGCAATATATACGGCTGCACCGCGGTTGACGTCTGGTCCCTGCAGACCGCCTCCGGCAGCCTTCCCGATGTAACGGGAAACGCGGATCAGGTGCTCAGCAACGACGGCGCGCAGGCCGGCTGGCGAGCCGTTGGCGGGGATGTCAGCGGAGCTCCGCAATCGCTCGTCGTGGGACGCATCCAGGGCCGGCCCGTTACCGCGACGGCGCCGGCGGACGGGCAGGCGCTGGTGTGGAGCCAGGCCAACACGCGCTGGCAGCCGCAGACCGTCGTGGGCGGCGGAGGAGGCGGAGGCGGCGCTTCGATGGTGTCCCAGCTCGGCGATTTCCAGGTCGTCTGGAGCAGCAGCACGGTTTTGACGATCGGGCCGAACTGTTCGAATGCAACGCCGTGCAGCTTCCGCTTCGGCAACACGGTTTACACGGTTACGAGCAGCGCGACCGCGACGCTGGCCGCCGGAACTCCAGGCATCGCGTACTTTTACCTGACGAGCGATGGCGTTCTGAATGTCGGGCACAACCTGGTCGTGACGTGTTCGGGGGGATGCATCGCAGACGCAAGCATCACCGCGTTTCCGGCGAACAGCATTCCGTTATATGCCTGGACAGCGCTCGGCGGCGCGTGGGACGCGGCGGGCGGGAGGGATTACCGCGCCCATGTCGGTGCCGATTACGTGGTCCAGGGAACGGGGATCTCGACGGTGGCGCTCGGAACGAACACAAGCGTCGGGGTAGACACCGCCGTGGTGCCGACCTACTTGACCGCGGCGGCGACCCTGGATTTTCCCTCAACCGCCAACAGCTCGTGCAGCGCGGAATTAACGATCACTCTTGCGGGCGCGGCAACGGGAGACTCGATCGCGGCGGGTTTGCCCGCGGCGCTGCCGGCCGGGCTCTTCGGAGTCATGCGGGTGACCGCGGCGAACAGCGTCGGCGTAAAGATATGCAATCTCAGCGGCGGGACCGTGGATCCTGCCGCGATGGTGTACCGAGCCACGATCTTGAGGAGTTTTTGACCATGAAAATCGAATATCCGAAGTGGTTGTATCACCGGACGCACGCGCCGAAAATTGTTGACGATCCCGAGCAACACGATGCTTTGGGCGACGAATGGAAAGACTCGCCGGCGGATCTCGAGAGCGATCCCGAACCCGCATCTGAAGCGCCCGAGCTGCCCGACGTCGACACCGACACCGAAAAGCCGGAAGCACTGAAGAAGCGCGCCACCAAGAAGAAGTAGCGCCGCGCTCATGTTCGACAGCGCCGGGCGCGAACTAGAGATTTATTCGCGCTTGGGCTTTGTCGCGACGGGACCGCGTTTCCGCATCGCGCGCCGGCGCCCGGAGCGCCCGATCGAGCAATTGATCGCTATCAGCGACCGCACCACTGAACCCGAACCCGACGAAGAGGAAACAGAAGAATGATTGCCAGCGATCTAGTACAGAGCTCGATGCGCCTGATCGGCGCGCTCGCCTCCGGGGAGACGCCATCGACGGACGAAGCCGCCGACGGACTGCTCGTCCTGCAGCAGCTCCTCGATTCATGGAGCGCCGACGAGATGCTGGTATTCGCGACGGCGAAGCTGGTGCTCACGACCGTGAACGGCACGGCTTCCTACACGCCGGGCTCGCGGCCGCTCAAGATCCTGAGCGCCGACGTCGTGACCGGCGGGAACACGCACCCTGTAGCGGTGGTTGGTCCGGACGGATGGGCCCAGGTGCCCGACCGCAACGCGTCGAGCTCCCTGCCGCGCGCGGTGTACTGCGATTACGCCTACCCGACGGCGCTGGTCTACGTCGCGCCCATTCCGAATATCGTCATGTCCATCAACCTCTACGCGACGGTGGATCTGGCGACGCTCGCGAACGGAGCCGCCACGTTCACCATGCCCGAGGGCTACGCCCGCGCCGTGCGCTACAACCTCGCGATGGACCTGGCGCCCGAATACGGGCGCATGACCGCTCCCGAGATGGCGAATGTCGCCGCGATCGCGGCGCAAACGAAAGACGCGATCCGCAAACTCGTGGCGTCGAACCGCGCCGGCAAATCGGCCCTCGCGATTCCGCCCGTCGAGGCCGCGTGACGGTCCTCGATCTCGTCAAGAGCAGCTTGCGTCTGATCGGGCAACTCGGCCCGGGCCGGGGCGCGGGAGCGTCCGAGCTGGCGGATGCGCTGCTGGTCCTGAACTCGATGATCGAGGCGTGGAACACAGAGCGCCTGAATGTATTCACCATCGCGCGAGACGTTTACACCGTGACCGCCGGGCGGCAGGTCAACACCATCGGCGTGGGCGGCAATTTCAACGCGCCGAGGCCGACGCGCATCGAGAGCGCGGGGATCCTGTATTCCGCCGGCGCGGCTCTTGAAAGTCCTTTGCGGCTGCTCGACTCCGACGAGTGGGCGCGCGTACCGATCAAGAGCATCACCTCCGCGCTGCCCGGATCGCTGTATAACGACGGCGCCTATCCGCTCGCGAACCTGTACCTGTTTCCGGTCCCTTCGATCGGCTTGCAAATCGCGCTCTACACCTGGCGCGCGCTCGGCGGCTTCGGCTCGACCGCGGAGAATGTGACGTTTCCGCCCGGCTACGCGGACGCGATCCGCTACAACCTGGCCTGCCGCCTGGCGCCCGAATGGGGCAGGCCGATCCGTCCCGACGTGCTCGAGCTGGCGCAGCGATCGCTCGCCTCGATCAAGCGGCTCAACCGGCCGATGCCGACGCTCGACTGCGATCCGGCGATCCTCCGCCGGGGAAGCGGCGGCGCGGGCAGTGGCGCGTTTCTGTTCGGCGGCGCCTCGGGAGTGACGAACCAGACGCTGCTGTTCAACACCTTCAGCGTGACGGACGGCCAGACCGTCATCAACACGCCCTTGTGGTCGAACGCGCTTGTCTTCCGGAACGGGCTGCTGCAGACGCCCGGCAGTGATTACAACGCCGTCGATACGTCGCAGCGGGCGTACACGTTTATCGTGCCGTTCGAGGCGATCGATAACGTCACGGTGGCGCACAACTAACATGCGGCTCGAAGGGTTCATCGGCCCCACCTACCAGGCCTCATCGCTCAACGCCGACGCCGAGCGCTCGATGAATCTCTACGCCGAGGCGATCGAGAGCGTGGGGAAAAATAAAACCGTGCTGCGCGGCACGCCGGGGCTCTCGCTCTGGGGCACACTTCCCACCGCTCCCGTGCGCGGCATGCTGGCGGCGGGCGGGCCGCTATCTGTAGGGCCGCGGCTGTTCGCGGTCGGCGGTTCGAAGCTCTACGAAGTGTTTGTGGACGGCACCTCGACGCTGCGCGGCGACGTGGGCGACGGCGGCGCGCACTATCCGGTGCAGATGTTCCCCAACGGGAACCAGCTCTATATCGTGAGCGACGGCAAGGCATACGTGGACAACGGCGCGGGGCCGGCGCTCGCGACCTTCGTTCCGCTGACCGGCACGGTCACTACTACAACAAGCGGCAGCAACGCGGTCGTGTGGGTGTCGGGCGACGTCTTCGAGAGCTCGATGCTGGGCAACCCGATCGTGATCAACGGGTCGACTTACACTGTCGCGACCTACACCGATTCCCACCATCTGACGCTCGCGAGCGATCCCGGCAACCATGTGGGCGCGGCGATGACTTACACCGGGCCGGTTACCGCGACCACGGGCGCGTTTCTCGACGGCTACTTTATCGCGCAGGCTTCCAACTCGAAACAGTTCAACATCTCCGCTCAGTTAAATGGCCTCAGTTGGAACGGCCTCGACTTCGGCATCAAGGAAGGGTACCCAGACAACATCGGCGCGATCCTGGCGGATCACGAGGAGCTGTGGCTGCTAGGGGAGGAGACCACCGAAGTCTGGCGCAACACGGGCGCCGCGGCTTTCCCGTTCGAGCGCGACCCATCGGGCTTCATCCAGCAGGGCATCGCGGCGCCATGGAGCGCCGTGCGTCTGGCCAACAGCGTGGCCTGGATCGGCGGCGACACGCGCGGGCAGCCCGTCGCCTGGCTCGCGCAGGGCTTCCAGCCGAAGCGTATATCGACGCACGCCGTAGAGAAGGCGTGGGCGGCCTATTCGACCGTGGCGGACGCGATCGCGTACTGCTACCTCGATGAAGGTCACCAATTCTGGGTGATCAGCTTCCCGCTGGCCGATGCCACGTGGGTCTACGACGCGACCACGGGTTTATGGCACGAGCGCGGCTGGTGGAATGGCACGGGATTCGGACGCCAGCGCGGCCAGTGCCACGCCTTTTGTTTCGGTCTGCACCTGGTGGGCGATTGGGAGAACGGCAAAATCTACCGGATGAGCAGCTCGCTCTATGACGACGCCGGTACCGCGATCCACCGCATCCGCGCCGCGCCGCACCTCGCGAACGAGGACAAACGGCTGATGTATAGCCGCTTCCGGCTCGACGCGGAGAACACGGGCGCACTGAACCCTTCGCTCGACTGGAGCAACGATGGCGGCCACAGCTTCATCAACTCGCGCACGACGGTCAGCAACACGGCGGGCGCGCTCTCGGTGTACGACTGGCGGCGGCTCGGCAAGGCGCGCGATCGCGTTTTCCAGATCACCATCACCGCGGCCGTGAAAGTGGCGCTGATCGATGCATACCTCGAGTTCTCGGCGGGGCTGAGCTAAATGGCGGCAAACCCGATCGGCGAAGTTCCGGTACGCACGCCGATGTTCGACGCGGACGGGAACCTGACGCGCGCATGGATTCTGTTTTTCGAGCGCGCCGCGAAGCCGGGCCCTCCAGGCTTGCCGGGCCCGCCCGGAGTCTCCGGCGCGAGCGTCATCGTGAGCGTCACGGATTACGGCGGCTCGCCCGCGATCGCCGATAACCTCGCGGCGTTCAACGACGCGATCGCGGCGCAGTCCGCGCTCGGCGGCGGCGGGATCTACATCCCTTCGGGGGTCTATAAAACCTCGGCCGTCATCATCGTTCCGTCGAACATTTATTTCTTCGGCGACGGCCAGGGCGTCTCGGTAATCTGGCAAATCAATCTGCCGGCGGCCGGCAGTCAATCGAACGGCTCGACCCCGTTCGACGTGATGACGATCACCGGCTCGCACGTGCAGTTGCACGACATGACGCTGCGCGGACCTGCCGGACTCGCGCCTGCGTTTGTCGGTGGCGCGGCGGGGCAGAAGGGACTGACCATCGATCCGTACGTCGGCGTCAGACTGTTAGGCGGCTGGTCTGCCGCGACGACTTACGTCCTGAACGACAGCGTCGCGTATCAGGGCTACCAGTGGGTGGCCGTGGCGGGCAGCCTGAACGTGGCGCCGGGCTCGGACGCGACCAAGTGGGTGCGGCTGCGCCTCACGGATGTTCTGCTCGAGAACGTCACGGTCGAACAGGTCCAGACCAACGCCATTCAGGTCTGGCCGAACGCCGACCATTGCTACTTCAAGCACGTCCGCCTCCTGGACGGCGGCGGCGAAGGATTCCTCGGGATCAACGGGAAGGGCGGCGGCGGGTATGTGTCGATCTTCGATATTTACGTTGCGCGCTTCAATTCGTGGGCCATCGATACGAACGAAGGCCGCTTCGACCTGGACACCGCCAGGATTGAAAACTGCGGATCGTTCGGCGCCCTGTTTTTCGATGGCGGCGGGATAGCTGTCGTACTCGAGCCCGCATTCTCGACCTACGTGGATGGCGTTCGCGTTCGGCACGTCAAGATCATCGATTGCATCGGGGTAGGCACGACACTCGGCGTGCCCTCGACCAACCGCGTCTTCGTGGGCGAAGGCGTCGTAAGAGGCGCCTGGTCGAACACCACGACCTATGTCGGCGGGGATTTCGTGACCTATGGCGGCATCACGTGGGCCGCGCCCGCAAACTCCACCAGCCTGAACGTAACGCCCGGAACGAACATAGCGAAGTGGAGCGCCGTTTACACGACCGCGCGCAGCCATTGGGACGCGGCCAAAACCTACAACGTGAACGATTCGGTGAGCTACCAGGGGAACGCCTATGTCTGCCTGATCGGGAATACGGGCGTCACTCCCGGCAGCGCGCCGTTGACCTGGAACAACCAGAGCAGCACCGGGAAATTATCCGGTTTTCTGATCGAAGACGTGGAAGTGGTCACGACCGACCGCGCCCGCCAGCAGTCGGCGCTGACCGTTAGTTTTGGCGACGGCAACCTGGGCTCGTTGGAAAACTCGGAGTTTGCGTGCATCCACGGCGTCAACTGCGGCGCGAATTTCCAGAACACGTTTCTGTGCGTGATCCGAAACTCGTTTTTTGTGTGCAGTCTGGATCTATCGACCGAGAACGACGACGGGCGAACGTGGGGCATCGGGATATCCTCGGGCCTAACCGAGTTCGGCGCGATGAAGGTCCTCGGCTGCACCGCAAACGGATTCCTGCGAGGCATTTTCTTTCAGAGTTGCGCGAATGGCGCGACCTCTCTCCTGAACACGGCCAATCAGAATGCTTACGGCGGCATCGGCGGAACGATATCGTCGGGCCTGTTCAGCTCGACGGCGGACCGCACCGAAGACAACGGGCTGGGCATCCCGCAGAACTGGCTGGTCGGGACCGCGTATGTCCCGAACAACGTCGTGCAGTATCCAATCAACGTGGGGTCGCCCTGGGTCTGCCAAGTGGCGGAGACGGGCTACCAGCCGACCTATCTCGTCAACGACGGCGGCACGGTGCCCGCGAACTGGCTCATAGGCACGGCCTACGTGACGGGAAACATCGTTCTGTATCCCGCCGGCACGGGGCAGCCGTACAAAGCACTGGCCAACAGCACGGGCCACCGGCCCGACTTATACCCCGCGGACTGGACGCTGATCTGGAGAATCACCAGCGGCAACCTGACGCCCTACAACTTCTCGATGAACCCGCCGACGGTGGCGACCATATCGAGCCTCAGCGGTCTTAACAGCATCGGAGGCAATCACGACGTGTCGCGCGGGATCGTGCCGCAGATCGACGGCGAGCTCACGCACACGCTGGGCGATGCGGGCCACTGGTGGTACCTGGTCAATTCCCTGATCTTCCAGACCAAGGCGCTGCTTGGAGATTCGTACGCTTACTATCTCGGCAACGGCGACGGGACCATTCCGCCAGGCCTGCAAGCATACGACCCCACCGTCAACTACTTCGCCGGGGAAGCGGTGATCAGCGGCGGAATCGGGTATTTTTCGCTGGTGTCGGGAAACCTTGGCAACACCCCGGTGTCGAGTCCCACGCAATGGAGCACGGTCGATCGACCGTGGCGTATGACTCGCTCGGCGAATGACTTCGTAATCGATCGCCTCGAGGCCGGCGTGTACAACACGAAACTGCGCGTGGCTGACACGGGCGCGGTTTCGGCGACTGCGTATCAGCAGGGCGGCGTGCAGGTTGTGGGCTCGCGCAAAGCGGCGGTGACCGCGCCGACGGGCGGCGCGACAGTCGACGCTGAAGCACGCGTGGCGATCAACGCTCTCATCGCGCGCCTGTCCTCGGCGGCCGGGCACGGACTCATCACCTAACGGACTAAATTATGGGACTCTTCGGCGCAATCACGGGCATCATCGGCGGCATTCAATCGGCCTCGGCCGCGAAGCACGCGGCGCAGGCGCAGCAGGACGCGCTGAACCAGGCGGGCGATACCGTCATCGGCGCGGCCCAGCGGGTCAACCCGCAAATCCAGCAGGCGTACAGCGGCGCCGGCACGGGTGTGGCGAGCGCCGCCGGCGCGGCGGGCGACAACCTCACGTCTACAGTGAACAGCGGGGTCAACCGCGTCGCGGGCGCGACTGAAGGGGCGAACTCGCGGCTCGATCCGTACGCGACCGCCGGAGCCAACGCGACGAACACGCTTGGCGGCATGGTCACCGATGGAACCATGCAGCACACGTTTGGCCAGGGCGACATGCAGGCCGACGATGGCTACGCTTGGCGGCTGCAGCAGGGCCAGCAGGCGCTCGAGCGCTCGGCGGCGGCCAGAGGCGGAGCGCAGGGCGGCGGGATGCTGAAGAGCCTGACGGACTACGCGCAGGGCGCGGCGTCGCAGGAATATCAGAACGCGTTCAACCGCTTCACTACCAACCGCCAGCAGAATTACGACATGCTCTCGGGCGTCGCGAATCGCGGCTATGGAGCATCGAGCCAGCAAGGGCAGAACGATATCGGCTCGGGCGTGTTCGGAGCGCAGCAGACGGCGCGGGCGGCGCAGTATGCGGGCGACACATCGATCCACGGCGCGGAGTATTCCGGCAACGCGAACATGCGGAGCGCGGACATCCAGGGGCAAAACGATATCAACGCGTCGAACTTCCGCGCCCAAACACAGATGGGCGTGGGCGACGCTAAAGCGGGCGGCATGATCAATTCCGCGAACGCCTGGAATCAGACGCTCGGCGGGATCGGCAACGCAGCAGACAGCTTTCTGACGGGCGGATTCGGCGGGGGCGGCGGCTTTTCGCTGCCTGGCGCGGTCAGCGGAATTCCGCGCTCGCCCGGCGGCTACAGCTATCCGGGGACGGGCAACGGACAGCCGGGCGGCGTCTACCCCACGCCAGCTTCGAGCATGTGGGACATGACGCTCAACAAGCCGTGGGACCTGAAGCTCAACAAGCCCGGCCAGTACGGTTTCTAAGTGTTCGGGCCTTCAGGTAGCGGCATCCAATGAGTAGGATGTCCATCATCTCCGCATCCCGTTTGACAATCGCACGCCGCAAGAGTGAAGAAAACACGATCGTCGTTATGTTTCCACGCGTACCCAACGAAGATGGGCGCATCGCCCGCAAGTAATACGGGAGTGTCAAGCGGGACTGTCTCTATAGGATTCCAAGGCACTCTTCAAGGCTAGTACGAACTTATGCAAAATCTCATCGGCACGCTCCAGTTTCCGCAGCCGGACCCGAATATCGCGGCGCGCGCGTTCACGCTGCGCGGCATGATCGACCAGCAAGCCCGCGAAAAAGCTCTCGGCGCTCAACAGTTGCAGTTGGGCGATCTGGCGGTCCAGCAACACCAACGTGCGGCGCAGGACGACATCACGGCCCGGCGTATCGCGGCGGAGCACATGCAGAATGCGGCAGCCGCGCCCGCAGGCGTGGCGCAAGGTGCCGCGCCGAACTCGACGCAGGGGATGATGGCGCTCGCCGACAAGTACCAGCAGGCCGGGCTACTCCCCCAGGCCCAGGCATTGCGCGAGCACGTCCTCAAACAGCAGAAGGAGATGAGCGGGATCGACCTCGATAAGGCGCACGCACAACTGTACGGCACGCAATCGGCAAAAGAGCGCAGCGACCTTGCCGAGAAGGCGACCAGTGGGTTTTTGTTACTGCCCGAGGACCAGCAGGCGGCGGCGTGGCCGCAGTTCCGCAGCGAGCAGATCCGGCACGGCAATATGAACCCCGAAGACGCGCCGGAGCAATACCCCGGCACGCCGTGGCTGACTCACGAGCACAACCAGCTTGCCGGGGCGAACGCCATACACGAGGCGCAGACGAAGCAAGCCGAAGAGGCGCGCAAGGCGGCGCTCGCCCTACCGCAGTTGGCGAACGCGAAGAACGAAGCCGCGATCTCGGGCGTACGCGCCGGGCAGTTTGCGAACGGCGGCATGGACCTCAAGGACACCAAGACGCTCGAAGGCCAGGCGCAGGCCCACGCCGAGGCGGGGCGGCACAACCGCGTGGGCGAGGCGCAGGGCGCGGCGCGCATCGGGATCGAGCGCGGCCGGCTGAACCTTCAGGAGGCATTGATGGCTCCGGACGATGAAGGGACGCTCGACATGAAGGCGGATGCGATTCACGCGGGAGTGCCTGTCAGCCAGATCGTTCGCGGCCGCGGCAACGCGGCGGATGCGCAATTGCGGAAGATCCAGGCCCGCGTGGCGGAAAAATATCCAGGCTTCAACTGGGCGCAGGCGCTCAGCGGGTACCGCGCCGATTCGGGGTCGCTCACGAGCCTGCAGAAAAACCGCGACGCCGTCGTGGCGTTTGAGAACACGGCCGGCAAGAACCTCGATCAGTTTTTAAATGCAGCGAAGAATGTCGTCGATACGGGATCGCCGCTGCTCAACACTCCCGTACGTCTGGTCACGGACAAGATGGCCGGCAACACCAACGTAACGGCGTTCAACACCGCGCGCCAGGTGGCTCTGACTGAGATCGCCAAAGTGCTGACCAACCCCGGCCTCGGCGGGCAGCTTTCGGATTCGGCGCGTCACGAAGTCGAAGGACTGATCGGGAAGGACGCCACCCTCAAGCAGATCTATACCGCGGCGAACATCCTCAAAACCGACATGAAGAACCGGCGCGACTCGCTCGACAGCCAACTGGGCGAGATCAGGGGGCGCATCGGCGGCGCGCCGCCGGCGGCCGCAGGGCCAGGCGCCGTGCCGGGCGTCGAGAACTGGGTGCGAGACGCCACCGGAAAACTGGTCAAGCAATAATGCCGCGCACCGTCCAGTTCAACGGGTCTGTGCATCAGTTTCCCGATAACGCCACGGATGACGAGGTGCGCTCGGCCCTCGAGGAATACAGCGCGAAGTGGGGCTACAATGCGCCAGGCATTCCGGCGGCGCCTATCGCCGCGGGTCTCGGCACGCCGACCGACGCGCCCGGCTCGTTCGGTTTGGGAGCGCGCAACCCGCGCACCGGGCAGCCGTACAGCGAGAAGACGGTCGCGGCGCGCGTGCCGCTTCTCGATGCGCCCACCGAGGGCATAAAACAGATGGTGGGCGGCGTCGAAGCGATGGCCGATCCCTCGATGAACCGGAAAGCGCATGGCGCGTCTCAGATCGTGCGCGGAGCCATGGGAGTAGCGGCGCCCTTGCTCCCCGTCGCGTTGGCGGCCGCTCCGGTCGCAACGGGTCTGACTCTAGCCGGCGGCATGTTGGCGGGAAGCGGCACGGAGAACGCGCTAAAAGCGGTCGGCGTACCCGAAGGGTACGCGGAGCTTGGCGGCGACGTGGCGGGTCTCGCAGCGGGCTACGGCGCCAATCGGGGCGCGGGCTCGTTGACGGCCCCCCAATTTCGCGGACGGGCTAGCGCGAAACTGCTCGAATCGGCGAAGCAGAATTTCTACGACGCGCTGAACCCCACCACAAAGGTAAATAAGGCGCTGACGGAGAACAAAGTCGCACAGGGACTTGTCGACCGGGGCGTCGTTTCCACTTCGCTGAAGGATCTCCGCGAGCGGGCGCAGGCGCAGATGGAGCACTACGGCGAAAAGATCGACGACGCTTTCGACGCGCGCACCGACCAAAATTTACGGGTCTCGCCCGATCCCATCCTGCAGGAACTCGAAGCACAAAAGCAGGGCGCTATGATCGGCAAGGTCGTTCCGGCCGCGAGTAAGGCCCATGTTGCGAAGCTCGCCGAATTACAGGATGAGATCAGAAAGGTAGCCGATGCCAACGAGGGAAACATCCCCGTGGCCGATCTCCGCAAGCTGCGCCAGATCAACGATACGGTGGTGGCGCAATCGAAACGCGGGTTTGCTCTGCCGCCCGACGAGCTAGGGAAGATCGACGCGCATCGCATCGCTGGCAACGCGCAGCGCGGGGCATTGGCCGAAGCCATGCCCGAGGCGGCGGACCTCAATCGTGAATTTTCCTTCTGGAAGAACGTGGACAAAGTCGCGGGCGACACCAGTACCCGGCGAGTAGGCCAGAGAACCCCGTTAACCGACCGCATGTTCCAGGGAACGGGCGCGGCGATCGGCGCCAGCATTGCTGGGCCAAAGGGCGCCTTCGCGGGCGCAGAGCTCGGCGGCAAATTGTCGCGCCTCAAGAATTCAATGATTTGGAATAGCGTGTCGGCCCGCACTAAAGCGCGCGTCGCTGCGCTGATCGATTCGGGCGATACCGCGGGCGCGCTGCAACTCGCCGACCGCGCGGCCCTCGACGCATCCGCGCAATCGCCCCGGACCTACACAACCGCGGACGGCCGCATCGGCGCGACGGATGCGGTGCTGCCGCCGGCCGGCGCATCGTTCGACGCGCCGCCCACTGCTACAATTCCCGAACCAGGAGCACAACCGAATGAGCCAGGCCCCGTTCAATCCCAATCCGGACCAGAAGCCGCTAACGCCGGAACAGGTCGCGAAGTCGCGCCGCTTCCTCGGCCGGATGGAGCAGGCGCGCCGCAAGCGAGCGGAACCGCAACCCGCGTCCGCGTCCCAGGGGAAGCCAAAAGCTACGCCGGACGATACGAAGTAAGGGAACTCGCGGACGTTCGCCCGTCGCACAACGGGCACACGTTCCAGCCGAACCCCGAGTACGGGCTGAAGAATGATCGCGATTACGATAACCCGGCGAACCAGGGCAAGGTGGTCAGCTGGTCGAGCCCGGCCGAATTCGATCCATCGTTCCACATCACCGACAATCCGGACGCGACGAACGGCCCGATAGTCATCGACAGCTCCGGCAACGCACTCGGCGGCAACGGGCGTGGCATGATCCTCCAGCGCGTCTACGGGAATAACCCGAAGGGTGCCGCGGCGTATCGCGAGCTGCTGGCGAACAAGGCGCAACAGTTCGGCATCGACCCCGAGACCGTGCGCGGCATGAAGCAGCCGGTCCTGACGCGCGTGATCGACGATGCCGAATTCGCAAGGCCCGGATCGAAACAGGACGCTGTAACGGACTTCAACAAGAAGGGCACGGCGGAACTGACGCCGGGCGAACGCGCGATCGCCGACAGCCGCCGCGTCTCCCCGGCGACGCTCGACGACGTTTCGCAGCGGCTCGAGGCCAAGGGGGGCGATGCCACGCTCGCCCAGGTCCTCGAGGGCAAGAGCGGATCGGAGGTACTGCAAAAACTCATCGGTGACGGCGTGATCAGCCCGCAGGAGCGCGCCGCGTTCATGAGCGAGGACGGATTGACCAAGGCCGGCAAGGACCGCATTGCGAGTCTGATGCTGGGGCGGTTCTTCCGCGATCCCGCGCAGCTCGACAATATTCCGGCGTCGGTAAGAAACAAGCTGGAGCGCCTCGCGGCGCCGCTGGCTCGCGTCGAGGGCTACGAGGGATGGAGTCTCACCGAACAGGTGAAAGAGGCAGTCGACCTGCTCGAAGAAGCCACCACGAAAGGGTTCACAAACGTGGACGATTTCGTGAAACAGAACGGGATCTTCAGCCGCGACCAGTTCTCGCCCAAAGCGGTGGCGTTGGCCAGGCACCTGAAGAGTACTCCGCCGAACCAGCTCGTCAACGCCGTGCGCCAGTACGCGCAGGATGCGCAACACGCGAGCGGAGGCGCGACGATGTTCGGCGAGCCGCCCACGCCCGGCCAGTCCTTCGTCGATGCGCTCGGGGCTAAGCGCTAGTTCCGGTAGACGCGAATGCGCGGCTCTTTCACGATCCCGGTAAAGATGAAGCGCAGCCCCCACCAGATCGCGATACCGGTGAGCCAGGGAAACACGGCCCAGAAGGCGATCGCGCGCGGCTCTGAGGTGGAATCGATCGATCCCAGCCAGAGGACAAACACTGACCACACCGTCGAAAACAGCAGCCACGCGCGCTTCAGCATGGCTGCCAGCCTAGCACGCGCCACTTAGTAAGTCGATAGGTCACCACTTACCTCCAAGTAGTACAGGAACTCAAATGCCCAACGCCTCCGAAGCGCAACTCATCACCCTTATGATCGGCGCGATCGCGAGCGCGCTCGCCGCCATCGGCGCGCCCTTCTTCGTCTACTTCACGAAGAGGGCCGAGCGCCGGGAGGCGGCGGCGATCCGCGCCGAGGAGCGCAAGGAACGCATCGACACGGCAGTGGCGCTGGAGCAGTCCCAGGCCATCGCGACCTCCGCCGCGCAGATCGCCATCCAGGATCAGCTCGCCCGCAATAAGAGCGAGCTCGCCGATCAGATCAGCGAGAACACCGAGAAGACCGTCGAACTCGGGGAACGCGCCATCAGCGAAGCCGGGAAAGCGTACAACGAGGCGAACAACCACAACGCCAAAATCGCGGCGCTGCGCGTCCACACCGTGAACAACGCGGCCGCCATCCGCATGCTGGGTATTACGCCCGAAGAAATCGAACGGCAAGTGCAGCAGGCGATCGCCAGGGACAAGCAGCGATAGAAAACGAAAAGGGGCCCGTAACCCTCCCCCGAGGACGGCGGGCCCGATCGAGCTCATGGCCGCTGCACGCCGTGCAGCCCGGCTACTCCGCGATGCGCGCCCCCATGGGTGAGAGGCGCCCCTTCGCAACGATTTTACCCGCGCAGCAGCGCGACGACGATCAGACAGACGTTGAGCAGCACGCTCGCGAACAGCGCAGCCGGCATCCAGATGGGCGCCTGCACCGTGCCGCGCAGATACTCGCGGTCTTCGCGCCGCCGCACGATGTTGTACCGCACCTCGCGCTCCCAGCTCATCGCAACTCCATCGCGCAACTCACCAGCTTAACCGCCAGCGTAACGTTGACGGCGACGCTCGCAAGCAGCGCGGCCGCGAACCAGCCCAGCAGCGAAAGCCGCCTCATTCCCGCACCAGCTTGCGTGCGCCCGCCATGAAGAAATAGCCCGCCCCATTGCAATAGCGGCATTTGTCGATGCCGCCCGGCTCTTCGGTGCAGCGAGTGCACAGAACCCGCGTGACGCGCTGTAAAAGCTCATACGCCGCGATGTCTTCCTCATCGCCGAAGCGCAGCGTGCGGCCCTTCAGCCGCGCCTCCGCCGCATACACGTCCTTCGCCGGCACGTTAAATTTTGGCCGTTTCATGGGCGCATCTCCCCGATGACGTAGACCGCAACCTGTGTGCGATTTGGGAGCTGAAGCTTTGCCATCAGGTTCCCGACGTGTTTTTTGACGGTGCCCTCCGCGATCAGCAGCAGTGAGGCGATGTCGCGGTTGCTTCGGCCCTCGGCGATGAGCCAGGCGACCTCCCGCTCTCGGGTGCTGAGGGGTTTGTGTTGGGGTGCAACGGACAGCGCGGGCCTCATAGTTTCACCTGCCCGCCGAAATCCGCTTCACAGCGTTCCCAGAACGCGCATGAGCCGCGCGAGCAGAACATACTTGCCCGGTTGGGCGTGTAGAAGCCGCGCCGCATGGCTGCCTGGGCGTGAGGATAGATGGTCTCAATCCATTTCACGTCTCCCGGCGTTCGCGTGAAAGACTGCTCGACAATCTGCGGGGCGCGGGTTTTGATGAGCGTGTGCACGCTGATCTCGCCCGAGGCTCCGGGTGTGATCTGCGCGTAGGTCGCCGCCTGGGAGCGGTAGAGCGGGTCGATACCAGACGGTTTGCGCGAGGCCGTCTTCAGGTCGATGATTTTGCCGTGGACATCGAGCACGTCCACATAGCCGCGGACGGCCACCCCGCCGATTCGCCCCGTGACCGGCAGCTCGACGGCCGCGGGCTCGACGCGCGGAGCTACCTCGTCCATGTACTTCGCCACCAGCGTTTCGCCCGTCGCCTGCAGCGCCTCAAAATTATCGTCCGCATCGAACGTGGTTTCGCCGGCTTGCTCCTGCCACGAGTTCCGGAACAGAGCCACCACGCCGGTGGTGGCGAGATCCTGCTTGGTCTCGATCTTCTGCGCGAAGTTCTCACCGAGCGCGGCATGCACGGATTTCCCGAGCGCCAGGTTCGCGTTCTGGATATCGGGCAGCCCGAGGCCGTAGTGATACCACCAGCGCCCCGAGCAATCGAGGAAACTGCGGAGCCGTGAAGGCGAGAGCAGCGAGGCGATCTCCGGTTCAGCCGGAGGGATCTCGATAATCTCGGCCGTAACCCTGGGAGCGGTAAGGCCGAAAAGCTCAAACTGGCGCTCCTTGAAATCCTCGATCGGGCGGAGGAGGCCCCGCAGGGCCTCCATGGTTACGCGCCCCGCCGCCATCATACGCGTCCTCCGGCGCGATGAATGAACAGCGAAATTGCCACGCGGGAAATATCATCGCTCGACCATCTGAGCGAGAAGCCGATCGAGGTCGCGTGTTGCTCGGCGGCATGCGCCGCGTCCACGGCCTCGAGCAGCGCGCGCTGCATCAGGCCATCGAGGGGTGGTTTGTTATTATTCGTTTGTTGTGTAACTGCTGCGGCTGTTTCCTCTTGGAGCGAAGCGGCCGGCGCGGGGGGAGTTGCGAGCTCCTCCCGCGAAACCTGCCCGCCCGTCACCGGCTCGACTTTCCATTGAATCGCCTTCTGGCCGCCGCCGTTCTTTACCTCGAACTTTCCGATTGAGAATGTCCGGTTGGGCGCGATCCCTTTTTCCGCGATCAGTTGCGCCACATAGGGATTGAGATACATGCGGCGCCCATCGACGAGGGTAAACATCACCTGGTCGGCGTCGTCTATCTGGCTCTTAGTCGGCAACCCGTCCTTGAATTTCAGAGCGATCACTTCAGGGACGTTCGTTTTGAACTTCAAATACTCAGGCATTTCGTTTCTCCTTTCCGGTAACATCCGTTTGAAATTGCCCACAACGCCACGCTCAGCCGGTCGGCAAGCCCGAGCTTGGCGAATATGTGGTGCAGATGATTTTTCACCGTCTGCTCGCTGATAAACATCAGCTTCCCCACTTCCTTGTTGCGCATGCCCGTCGCGATCAGCGACACGACTTCGAGCTCGCGCGGCGATAGCAGGGGATGAGGCGGAGGCGCAGCCAGGTCGAGGTGCGATCCGCAATGCCCGCAGTAGACGGGCGGGTCTTGGATCAGTTGGAGCGGCACCGTCATATCTCCCATTCGTCGCGGCGCTCGTTGCGCTCGTAGCGCAGAGCCTCTTCGGCCTCCTCGCGCTCGCGGGCCATCTCGTAGCTATAGTCGGGTTCGTTCGCCGGGGCGCGGTCCTGGTACGTCATTGCGCGCTCGATCAGTTGCAATGCGCGGTTCAGCAGGATCGCTGCCGGGTCTGTCTGCTGTGTCTGGGCCATCCGTTTCTCCTTGAAGAATTCAGTCGCCATGTGCGGCTGTGTGCTACTTCCTGAGTATACTTGCAAGCAAGTATGAGCGCAAGAGAAATCGTCATCGTGCAAGCAAGTATTTTTCGGTCTATACTTGCCTGCATGGACATCGAGGAGTTTGCGCGGCTCGGCGGGAAGGCGCGAGCCAAATCGCTTACCCCGGAGGAGCGGAGTGAGATAGCCCGCAACGCGGTGAAAGCACGTTGGGCTAACGCAAAGAAGAAGGCCGCGCCGAAGAAGGGCGCTAAGGCCAAAAAGTGACCCAATCGACGGTTCAGGCAATCGCCGGACTAGTATTTGTGGTGGTCTATATTGCGGGGATCATCATTCCATTTCGCCGCATCTTCGGGAGACTCGGCTTCCGCCCGGCTCTTGCCTTCCTGATGCTGTTTCCCGTCGTCAACATAGTGATTCTTTACTGGGTGGCGTTCTCGACACCGAGGGCAGGTAAGTGATCGCGCGTGACAAAAGACAGAGTGTGGCTAAAACGCGAAAAAAATAAGTAACGAACCTCACGTTCAGGAAACGCATGACCGGAAACGTCACGCAACAAAGGCCCATGGCCGAACTGGCCAGCCAAATTTCGGAGACCAAAGCCGACTAACGAAGGAGGAGTATGAACGACCGCCAGATAGAGGAGCTGCTCAATTTCCTGAGCCGGATTGCATCCGCCGTCGAAGTTATCGCAAAAGCGGCGAATCCGATGTTTACCGCAGACTACTCCCGCGCCAAAATGCTACAGAAACAGCGCGAGGTTAAGTCCGAGCGGTCTCGGAGCGGGCAGAAATCGGAAGAGTGACCAAAACAGCCTCCACGATCTTCATGGCGGCGCGCGCCTCCATGTCACTCGCTCCCGAATCGAGGATCAGTCCGACCATTCCCGCGGCCAGGGGAACACACACGCCAGTCCGGTCGACGAGTTGCTGTAGGTCATCCATCCTGGTTCGATTATGACGCTCTCCGCGTTGTGGAGCTTTGCGCAGTCGCATTCCGGGAGTCTCGTGAGCCTGTGCGCGGGCTTTCTCTGGCTTACGGCCGTGGCGTTCTGGCCGGAAGTGAGCGGTCGCTTTCGCGGGCCGGAATATCGCAGCGTTCGTTCGCGCTCGCGCCGCTCGGACGCGTCAACGCGGCGCTCGAGAGCTTCGAGGCGTGCCAGGATCGTGCGGTCGCTAGGCATCCAGCCCCTTCTTCAGATCCCGATCGAACGTGATATCGCCGATTGTTGGCAGCGCCGCATTGGCGATCGAGAGCGCGGCGTGCGCTTCGATTTTGCTGTTGCCGCTATCGCGGATCAGGCTCAGGATGCGATCGGCCAGTATGAGCGCGGCGTCCATGGTTGAAGTGTAAGGGAGAATGAGCGCGAACATTTACTACCGGCCCAAAAAATCCCGGATCGGCGTTCCGTCATCGGCGGCCCCCTCGTTTATTGACGCGCTTACGGACGCATTCGGGGTTTTTCCCACCTCGCTGACCAGGAGGGATGAACCCGTGCTGCGCGGAATGAGAGCCGGGCGCGACGAAGGCATGAAGGCCACAATCGACGCTTTGCTGGATGGCCTTGAGAAGTTCGATGAGATCGAGGTCTTTGCGGAGTATTGATTATGAGCTGCCCCTTTTACGGTCGCGCTGCCCACGTGCTACGCCAGGGATTCGTTTACGGGCTGGTCTACACCGGCACCGGCGGCAACCAGTGCGCGCTGCTCACCCAGGTCGCGCATGCCCCTTGCCAGATGGAAGTGCGCGGCGACGCGCCCGACTGGGAGCGCTGCCCGTTTCATCCGGACGCCGGCGCGAAAATGATGCATGACGATCCGCGAACTCCTCGCCTCGCATGCTGAGCTGCGCGCCGCGCTGATCGTGGCCGGCAAGCACATCCGCAAGCTCACCTTCGGCCGGAAGGACGATCCCGTGCTCGCACTGCTGCGCCGCACGCTGCGCCAGGCGAGGGAAGTCGCGAAACGAGCCGAGAAGTGACCGCCAACCCCCAAACGGTCGATATACCTGTGTGAACCCACGGAAAGTCGTATCGATCGAGGATTACCGCGCCCGCGCGCTCGCCAGGCGCGATCGCTTGGTGAACGCGCACTTAGGCCTGGTCGACGCGATCGCGGCGCGGGTACACTCCGAACTTCCCCCCTCGTTCGACCTCGACGACCTGGTCGGCATCGGCTACGTGGCACTGCTTGATGCTGCCGCGCGCTACCGTCCACTGAAACACGGCGGCGCGCCCTTCGAGGCGTTCGCCCGCCATCGCATCCGCGGCGCCATGCTCGACAGCGTGAAACGCCGGCACTACCTCGAGAACACGCGGCCGTCGATCGACGACGTGCCCGAGCCTATGGCCGAGACGTCCATCGAGATCTCGATCGACGCCGGCCGCCACCACCGCAAGGTCAAAGCGGCCGTCGCGCAACTGCCCCCGCGGCTCCGCGTGGTGATCGAGCTGTACCACTCTGACGAGGGCCCCAGCCTGCGGCAGGTCGGCAAGCAGATGAATCTCAGTAAGTCGCGTGTGCTCCAGCTCCACGCGAGCGCGATCGCCGAGCTGCGCCGCCAGGGGAAGTGCGCCGCGTGAAAAAGCTCATCGCGGCGATCTACGCGCGGGTTTCCACGCTCGATCAGAAGCACGCGATGCAGATCACGGAGCTGCGCGAGTACGCCGCGCGCATGGGCTGGGACGTCGTCGAATACAGAGAGAAGCAGTCGAGCGTGAAGCACCGGCCCGTGTTCGAGAAGCTGCTCGCCGATGCGCGCCTGCGCAAATTCGATCTCGTACTGGTCTGGAAGATCGACCGTTTCGCGCGATCGATGAAACAGTTCGTCGATAGCGTTCTCGCGCTCGATCAGTGCGGCGTGCGCTTCATCGCGCCGAGCCAGGGCATCGACACCGACAAGCAGAACCCCACGTCCAAATTCCTGATGCAGATCCTGGCCGCGTTCGCGGAGCTCGAACGCAACATGATCGTCGAGCGCGTGAAAGCGGGCGTCGCCGAGGCGCAGCGCCAGGGCAAGCACTGCGGGCGCCCGAAGCGCATCTTCCGGCGCGACGAGGCGCAGGCGCTGCTCGCGAAAGGCCTGAGCCTGCGCGCGATCGCGAAGCAGCTCGGCGTTTCGCTGACTACCGTGGCGCGATCGCTCAGGGCGAAACTGTAGACTCGGAGCTATGGCAGATTTCACGAGAGCAACAGAGACTACCGTGGCGCGGCCGCTGAAGGCCAGGTGTAGCTGCGTGGCAAGCATGCCCGGAACGCGGCGTACCGAAAGTCTCTCCCGGATCGCCGATTCCCGCCGCTGAAACAAACGACTTGCGCGCGCCAAAATCGCGTACCGAAAGGAAGAGGTTTCGGCACGCAAAAGCACCGATTTCGCTGCAAAAACTCGACAAAACGCACCTTTCGCCGCATAATTGGGTTCGCGGCCCGCGACAAACATACACGCCCAGCGCCGCCCGCGAAAAAAACGCGCACCCGCCATGCCCGACGACGCAATGCCCGGCCCCGTGTACACGGAGGACATATACATCCTCGAAGGCCACACGGTCGTGCCGTGCCATGACTTCCTGAAGTGGGCACGTTGGTTCGAGACCGCGGACCGCCGCGTGGCGCAAGAGACCATCGGCCCATACTTCGTCTCGACAGTGTTCCTGGGGCTTGACCACAACTTCGCCCCGAGCCCGAACGCGCCTCCGCTGCTGTTTGAAACGATGGTGTTCCGTCGCACGGGCGCCGTCGAACACAGCGATTATGTCGCGCAGGAACGCTGCTCGACATGGGAGGAAGCCGAGGCGCAGCACCAGCGCCTCGCCGCGCAGTACCGGCGGGAGATCAACGGGTGAGCGAGCCGCGCCACCCGCCCGACAGCGGCGAGGATGATCGATACGTCGGCGAATCTCGGCGGCGCAAAGCGGAAGCCGAAGCGGATCTCGATCTGGCGATCGCGCTCGCCAGGGAGCGGATGGAGCGGGCGATGATCATCGCCGAGCTCGAACGCCGCGACCGCGCCGAGCGCGGCCGTCGAGGCGATCCCGATGAGGATGATCCTATGAGCCAGAAGCCCAAACCCAAGAAAATCGATTACAACGACCCGCGTCGCGAATGCCGCGTCTGCGGCTGCACGAACGCGCGCGCGTGCCCCGGCGGGTGCAGTTGGATCGAGCCAGACCTGTGTTCGAAGTGCGGGCCGGCCAGAGCGGCATGAACTGCCTGACGCGACGATGAGCCTCCCCGAGCGCATCCCGCCGCAGACCGCGCGCCAGCGCGTGCACGTTCTCGAGTTGCTGTGCCGCGCGAACGGACATCCGATAGCCGGCATCGCGTACCCGCACCCGGCGATCGCGGACGAGACCGCGGAGGAACGGCTATGCGCGCACGTGACGGGTCTGGTCGCGTCCGGAGCGATGCTCAACAAGTGCCCGACGTGCGGCGCGCCCGAAGCGGAGTGGGTGGTCATACTCTACGACCTGCCGCACAGCACACTCAAGGAAGCGCAGGCCACGCTGCTCGGGCACCTCGCCGCCGTGCGCGCCGCGAACGCGTTCCACCGCGCCGCGCGAAACTGATGCCATGATCTTATGAGCGAGCAAGAAAACAACCCCAGACTGAGCCGTCTGCGCCATCTCTACACACGAGGCGACCTCGAAGCCATCCTGCAGTTTTCGGGCGCGGCAAACTTCCTCGACTGTCTGTTCTGGATCGACAGCTTGCCAAGTCCCTGGATCGATAGCTTGCGAACTTCCTGCGACTACAACGGGGTCCACGCCGATCACTTCATCGCGAAGTAAGCGTTAGGTGAATGCCTGTAGGATGAGACCATGAATCGCTGCACCTTTTTTGTCCTTACTATCGGCGCATCCTGCGGAGCCGCCGTCGCACGACTCTTACGCATGCCGTTGGGCACTTTCGATCCCACGCACGCCACGATCAGGAGGATGGGAAGCGTCGTGCGCAACGAACTCGGCGAGCTGGAAATAAGCGACTGGTTTATCGACACCACTAATTGGCTGATAGGGAGCCGTACTCCGTTTGTGTTTCACAGGGACTTTGCACGCTCCGAAATCGGCGGATACACGCTCGCGGAACTGAAAGCGGCTGGTGCGGATATCCGTGTTTAGGCAAGAGCCCGGCGTACGGCGCCGCGCGAAACTGATGAGCATGGTCAAACTACTCTGTCTTCTTCTCGCGCTCGGGGTGAGCGCGACCGCCGGCACCTATTCCGCGTGCGGCGACTTACAAGGCTGCGCGCAGGCCTCGCCTGGCGCGCAGCAGATCGTGAACCCGACACTGACTCCACACCTTGCGATCCCGTGGCAGGGAGGTGTGACGTACGTG